CAAAGGTGTGCATGGAAAAGGGCAGGGAATATATTTGCTCTTTTGCCGTAGCCATTACCTGCAAGCGAAACGGCTTAAACTCTGCGTATTGATTTATCCAAGCCCATACCTCGGCATTGTTGGTGTGGAAGATATGCGGCCCGTAGGTGTGGATGTTGATGCCATCCCTTTCCTCGGTGTAGCAATTCCCACCGATGTGGTTGCGTTTCTCCACCACCACCACCGACTTGCCTTGGTCGTGCAGGTGCTTGGCGCAGATAGCACCAAAGAATCCCGAACCGACAATCATGTAGTCAAACATCATTCTCCAAAGATTGTCGGCCAAAGCCGCTCAAATGCGTGTCCAAAGCCACGGCATCCCGTGTCAGGTTCGCCATTAGTGAAAAACTGAATGGCTTTTTCGTAAAACGAAAGCGGATGTTGGTGGATTGCTTCCTTGCTTACTGCAAAGATTGCTCCAGCACCAAACCAAATCGGGCGGTTAAATTCCTTGCCAAATAAACAGTGAGCCACTTCGGGAATCAAGTTAGGCCAGCAATGGTATGGCCATGCGTTGCAGTTTAGCCCTTGAATTTGTAGCACCCATTTAGACAGGTTTCTAAATGGCTCATCCAAACCTTCGTCAATAATTAACTGCACCTTGGCTAAAAAGTCATGGCAATGCGGAAACGGGTCTGCTTGCGTAAACACGGTCACATCGGCAAGGTCAGCGTAATTGCTGATAATGTGGTGCAAGTAGGTATGCGACTCCCTGCCTATGTTGGTCAAATGCTCGCAAGGTCTGCCACAGTCTTCGCCCTTGTTGTAGATTTTGACTTGGCATTGCAAGCCGTCAAGCCAAGCAAGGTCTTCGTTGTACCGGGCGACAACAAGTTCCATGGCTAAAACGTAACGACAAATTTATCAGGCGCAGGCCACCCCTTGCAAGAATTATAGACGGTCATCCCCTCAGCTTTACCAATCCAATGCTCTGCCTGCCATCGGTGTTCCCGAATCGGCTCGCCAAGTTTGCGGATGTGGGATGACTTGGCCCACCAAAACGTGCCAGCAAAGTAGGGGTAGCCATCGGGGTTGTTGTGGTCAGCGATTTGCGGGAACTCTTCTTTGGTCAGCCAATACGCTCCCACAGCATCCACGTTCTCCAGTTCTGCGATGGCTCGCTCCCAAGCCACTACGTTGAAGAATATCATCGACCTGCACCAAAGTTGGTTGATGAGGCTAGGGTCGCTGCTGCCCTTGGTATGGGCGTAGAGGTAGGCGGCATCCTCGTCTTGGCTTGCCCTGTACATCTCGGTGAGGGTGGCCTGCTCGTAGGCATTGGTGCGAGTTACCACCACCTTGACCTTGGCGGCAATAAGCGACCCCTCCAAGATTTCCTTCACAACTTTGCGCTGGTCAGGCGGACCAACAATCCCGACCCGAATCTCGTCCAGTTGCTCGATGAGGCCGTAATTGCAGAGAGCCATCATGTGCTGGTTGAGGATAAGTTGCCATTGGCCACCGCTTCCGCAATAGACGTGGTAGTAGTGGATCAGTTTCATATAGCAAAGTTACACCACCAAGTACTTGCCCGAATTGCTTACCGCCAATTTGTTGAGGGCCACATACCGCAGGGCATCGCAGGCGTGGTTAAACGAATCGATAGGCACGCCCGTGTCCTTGCCGTCTTTGTCCGTTGCCCATGTATAACTGCGGAGTTCTTTGATGAGGTTGGTCGAATCCTTGGTAACGTGCAGGTTAAACCGCTTGACCACGTCTATCCCTTGGCGTATGGAATCCGGGCCTTTGCTTGCTGGCTTGATGTTGAACCCAAGGCGGTATATCTCCTCGATGCTCTTGGGTTCTGCGCTATCAGCCACAATCTCCCAAGCACGGGTGATGCCGAACTCCTTGAACTTGGCGGCGATGTCGGAGTTGGTGAGGCCACGGTTGTAGAGCAGTTCATGGACATACAGGTCATCGCCCCTGCGGTAAACTGCGACCAATGCCGTAGGGTCGCTGCTGAACCCCCAGTCAAGCCCGTAGGCAACGAATTTCATCGTGGATGGGTCTATACCATCAATTACCGAAAAGTCGCCGTATATCGCACCCTGTAGCGTTCCAACCTGACCCATGCCGTAGACCTTCCACCAATTCGCCCAATAGGCGGAGGTTTCGGCTTTGACCTGTGCCGCCTCAATGTCTTGGCGAATGGTATCAGGCAGAGCGTTGTTGTCCTTGTAGGTCAGCACAAGGAACTCGGAATCGGGTTCCCTTAGCACTTCGGTGTGCGCCCAAAACTCTTGCACCGGGTTGAAGTCGATGTAGATGGTTTCGCTGGTACGGATGGCAAGTTGATGGTAAGCCTCCCAGCTGATGTTGTTGGCCTCGTTCACAAATAGCACCTGCCTCCTTGCACCTCGCAACCGTGCCTCTTGGTCTGCGCTGAAGAACTCAATTGTGGCCCCTGTATGAAACCTGTAGGTCAGCAGGGTCTTGTTCCACCGTGCTGGCACGAAGTTCTTCTTGGCAATCATGATCTTGATAAAGTCACGGATTGCACCCCTTCGTAGGTGGGGAACGGTTTCTGCAACCACGCTAATCTCGACCCTTCTCTTGGTGGCATCCTTGATCAGGACGGATAGGATGCTAAATGTTTTGGATGCCGATGTGCCTCCTTGGATTACCCTCTTGCGGGCTTCCATCTGCTCAATGCGTTTAAACGCATGGGTAGAAATTACCCTCATTCCTCATCCACCCACGTCTCGACAAATACCTCATTCGATTGTTTGTCCACCAATCCGTTGAGCCGTTGGGTGATGCTGGCGTTGTATTGACCGACCATGCCTCCCTCGATTTGGTCTTGCCTGATGGTTTTCCTTATGCGGGAACAGATAGCCGAATAGTCGCTGTATGCCCCTCTGGTGTTGGCAAAATAGTCATCTAATCCCAACGCTATCCCAAGGTCAGCCACATAATTCTCAAAGCCTTCCATGGTCAGCGGAACCTCAAGTTGCTCATGCTTTTCGTCACCGTTCCTGCCAACAAAAACCATTTTCTTGCGGTGGTTGGTCTTGGTCTTTGCCCGGTACTGCTCGAATAACTCCCACATCCTTTCAGGGGTTTCGATGTATTTGCCATTGCCTGCGCTGGTTCCCATTAGTATTCAATTTTGTCAATCAGTTGGTCAATCTTGTCCACAATCTTCATCTTCACGGCGTAGCCATTGGGTGCGTTGGATTCATCCACGGCAGCAATGCAGTCGCACAGGGTGCTAATGACCATCATTAGCGAATCCATGCGGGCTTGCACCTGCTCGTCTTGGTTCGATGCTTTAGTCGAGTTCGCCAAGTTCTCGTAATTTGTTCCTGCTCCAGCCGAGGGCTGCCTTGCCACCCCAAAGGAGGTAGCTGATGTAGCCGCAGTCGCTGGTGGAGTCAGCGTTGTCGTAGTAGGTTTCGGCACGGCTGAGATAGGAATACATCCTCTTAATGGTTTGCACCGATAACGCCCTGCCGTCACTAATATCGGCTGCACGGCGGCGGCCAATGGTTGTCGCACACTTGTTGCCGTTCCGCTCGTTGAGTTCGATGCCCCGCTTAGCGTTATTCCTGACCCCTTCGCCATAGTCGGCATAGGATTCGAAGGCCTGCCGTTTGTGATTAGCGTAGAGGTTGCTGCACACTGCCAGCCGTTGGGATGCGTCTGGGAACTCTGCCATGGTATTTGCGTTGGACATACAACGGCCAAGGAATTGGTCGCTAGTTTCATTCGTTTGCGGGGTTGGTAATGGCATGGGTGACGGTGTGTTGATTGGCTTCGGCAAAGGTGTCTGCCTCTTGGTAAATGTATTGAAGGGCAGATTTTACGCAATCGGCACACCACCAATTCGTGTTGGGTCTGCCGTGGGCTACAAGGATGGTTTGCAGGTCGTGAACCGCTTCGGGGGATAGCCGCATATACAGGTGGGCTTGGTATTGCTCCCAATAATGGCGGTGCTTTTGGGCAATAAGGAACTCGTCTTGGGTCATCGATTGGTGACTTGAAGGATGACAACGGTAAGCCCTGCCGATGCAAGGCCGTACAGGATAGCAGCAAAAATCACCACGGCATTGAAATTAAAAACCGTAATTCCAAACATAAAGCCAAGCCAAAACGATAGGCAGGTCACGCAGCTGAACGGCTTGTGCCTGCCGAGCCATGAACGATACCACCAACCGGGCAGGACGTGGTATTCGGCAATGGCGAGGGCGGCAAGGCTACTGACGAGGAGCGGTAGTATCAGTTCCATGGTTTAAAAGGATTGCGGCCTTGATTTTGGCCTTGGCTTGTTCTATTGAATAGATGACGCTGCGGTATGGGATGCCCGTTTCACGGGATAGCTTTTTCATATTCCCAGTAGCCATGTGAAGTTTCAGCAGTTCCTTGTCATAGGGAAACGCCCCCTCCTTGGCCCAAGAATCCATCTCGGCCTCGGCTATCGCCCACATATCGTCCATGAGCGA